TAGTAGTGGTCGTAAAATCAAACGCTGGAGACTCGATGACCCTAGCCTGGAAAATAATTTATATAAGGCTTCCTTCACAAATCATCCGAGTGCGGTATGGGCGAGAGTATCCGAAGATAATTACAGATACCTTGCAAACCTATGGTATGAGTTGTGTTTAGAATATGAATATCGTTATGCCAAAACACATAACACATTTCAAAAACTACGACACTACTTACCTTTAATACCTAAAAACATTGACCACAACAAAGGATTTACAGAAATGCCACAGTGTATGCCTGACGATGTTAAAGCTGACAACGCTATTGACGCATACCGCAACTATTATGTACAATACAAAAAGTCTTTTGCAAAATGGACTGACAGACCCACACCTAAATTTATGGAGGTAGCAGCATGAGTAATTTATTTGTAGCTTGGGCAATCGACCAAGCTATTGACAACGCTATGGAAAAAGCTGAGAACCTAAAGGCACAAGGTACAATCTTGAATGACGATGAGATTGATATATTAACTACACTAGAATTTGACAGACTTATGGAGAAAAATAATGGAGCTTCCTGAAGATATTATGAACCTTCGAGACTTAAATAAAAACATCGAGTACATCGCGGAGGATATGTGGGCGAGGATATTTGGTTTGAGTCTTGGCGTTCGATGTCCTAACGATAGGGCTAAAGAGTTGTTTATAAACTTTGTAAGTAAACAATATAAAGAAGACATGAAAGATTTTGACCATGTATATTTAGATGATACATATTGTTACAGTATGATTACAGAATTTATAAATTATTTAGTAGACAGGGGTTGACAAAGGCTTCCTGTTGTGCTACAATAACCGCATCTTTTTCAACCAAAACATAGGAGAAACTAAATATGGTTTACGAAGGTACTGCAATGTGGGCGAACATTACTACACCCAATACACGATTTGAGCCTAAGTATTCTATCGACTTAGTAGTTGATAATGATACTGCTCAGACTCTTAAGAAGGAAGGGTTTAATGTAAAGTTTGACAAGGAAGAAGGCCCGACTATTACAATTAAACGTAATGTCAATGGCCCAAACGGTATGGTGCGTAAAGCTCCTAGCCTTATGGATAAAAATAAAAATCAATTAGATTGTCTTGTAGGTAACGGGTCTAAAGTACGAGTACAAGCAAGACCTTGGGAGATAAATCGCAACGGTCAGCAATTTAAAGGACTTGAGTTACAGGCAGTACAAGTAATTGACTTAGTACAGTATAGCTCAGGTGACGGTGATGAGTTCGATGCGATTGTAGAAGAAGCAGAGGTCGATGAGTTATGAGTGTAACATATAAGTATGAAGATAAAACTTACGACCCCAATAAATTTATTGATGAAGGTAAGTCATACTTTAACCAGGTTGTACAGCTTCAAGCTGAAATTGAAACACTACATAAACAAATTGCGGTGCTTCAGGCAGCCTCGATTACTTTTAACGCTCGAATACGAGAACAACTTACGGATGAAATGTTACTAGGTGATACTCCATATGAAGAGTTCACAGACGAATCCGTAGAAGGAGGTGTACTTTAAAATAAAGTTGACCTTTGGGGTATGTCATTAAACTGCCCCACAATTTTAATTACAGGAGGTACGAATGGCTTTTGTAAAATTCCATCAGCCGTGTCCAGTATGTGACTCAAGTGATGCTTGTTCTATCAACGAAGATGGTTCGGCTTACTGCTTTAGTTGTAACACTAGAATTCCAAACTATGAAAAAGGAGACAACATCGAAGACATTAAAGTACATCGAATGAATAGCGTAAATGAAATTGAAGGGAGCTTCGTACCCCTTAATGATCGTGGTATCTCATTAGCCACAGCAAAAAAATATAACGTGAAATGTATTACAAACAAGGAAGGAAAAGTAATACGACATTTTTATCCGTACTGCGTAGCGGCTGAGGTTACAGCCTACAAAGTTAGAGAAGACGGTAAACATTTTACTTGGCGAGGAAACTCACAGGGTACAGGTCTGTTCGGCCAATCTACATTCAGAGACTCTGGAAAGTTTATTACACTTGTCGAAGGTGAATGTGATGCAATGGCCGCTTACGAAATGTTAGGTTCTAAGTGGCCTGTAGTAAGTGTCAAGTCTGGTGCGGCAGGTGCGGCACGGGATGTTAAGAACTCGATTGAGTTTCTTGAAAAGTTTGACTGCGTAGTTATTAACTTTGACAATGACAAAGCAGGAATAGAAGCCGCCAAGAAAGTAGCAAGGTTACTTACTCCGGGAAAGGCTAAGATTCTTGCGTTGCCTGATGACTTCAAAGATGCTAACGATATGCTTAAGGCAGGACGTAAGCAATCCTATGTGGATACGTGGTGGAGTGCGAAGCTCTATACACCATCAGGCGTACTGAATATTTCCGAAAAGAAAAATGATTTTAATAATCGTGAAAGACGAGACAGTGTTCCTTACCCGTGGGAAGGTTTAAATAAAAAGTTACATGGGCTAAGGCGTGGTGAGCTTATGACATTGACGGGCGGCACAGGGCTAGGTAAGTCTTCTGTCACGCGAGAGCTTGAGCATTGGCTTATTACCAACACCAAAGACAACGTAGGTATCATCGCATTGGAGGAGGATTGGAGGCGTACTGTAGACGGTATACTTTCGATTGAAGCTAATGCTCGATTGTATATCGACCAAGTTCGAGAAGAGTACACTGAAGAACAATTAAATACTTTTTTTGATAACGTGTACGCTGGTAAGAACAAAGACCGTGTATGGATTCACAGTCACTTTGGTATCACTGACATCGATGAGATATTCAGTAAGCTTAGGTTTTTGATTATTGGTTGCTCATGTAAATGGGTAGTCGTAGACCACTTACATATGCTGGTATCTGCAATGTCTGATGGCGATGAGCGTAGGGCAATAGATAATATTATGACAAGGCTTCGTAGTATCGTAGAAGAAACTGGAGCAGGTCTTATATTAGTAAGTCACTTACGTAGGGTCGATGGTAATCGTGGGCATGAGAATGGAATCTCAGTGAGCTTATCGCACTTGCGAGGGTCACAAAGTATTGCTCAGTTATCTGACTGTGTTATTGCATTAGAGCGTGACCAACAATCTGATGACCCAGACGAGGCTAACACAACACACATGAGAGTGTTAAAGTCTAGGTATACTGGTGACGTAGGCATGGCAACGCACTTGCTTTATGACCGCGAAACTGGTAGATTAGGTGAGACATTTCCACAAGATGACACAGAGATAGAACTATGAACTTAGTATTTGACATTGAAACAGATGGGCTTGACCCGTCAAAAATATTCTGCATATCTGCTATTGATGTAGATACGGAGGAACAAAAAAACTTTGATGTAAATAATATCAGTAACGGTATTGGTTATTTAATGGGAGCTGACAAGCTTATCGGACATAACATTATTGGCTTTGATATTCCTGTAATTAAAAAACTATATCGTGTTAATCTAGCTGACAAAAAGATTGTAGATACACTGGTGTTGTCACGATTGTTTAATCCAGTACGTGCTTCACATAGTTTAGAAGCGTGGGGCTACAAGCTTGGGTTTCCAAAAATAGACTTTAGTGAGTATGATAAATATTCTGAAGAGATGATGAAGTATTGTGCTAATGATGTTAAATTAAACTATAAAGTTTATTCTGAATTAAAGCGTGAGAGTAAGGGCTTTACGTCAGAGAGCGTTAACCTTGAGCGAGATACTTATAAAGTAATTACCGACCAACGTGAGCATGGGTTTATGTTGGACGTAACACTTGCTCAGAAACTACTCGAAGAGTTTGAAAAAGAAATTAAAGTTACGGAGAAGGAGGTACATAAAACTTTTAAACCTAGAATTGACAGGCGAGTTATCTACCCACAGCACACTAAGGACGGAGTGCTACGTAAGATGGGGCTTGACACCAAAGGTAAACAAACTCGATTGACTGACGATGAGTATGATATATTTAATAAAGGACAATCAGGTACAGTTGTTAGAGAATCAGAAGAACCTTTTAAGCTAGGATCAAGACAGCAGATAGGTGAATACCTACAGCAGTTTGGTTGGAAGCCAAAAGAGTTTACACCTACGGGGCAGCCCAAGGTTGATGAGAAGATATTAAATAAAGTTAAGGACATACCAGAAGCTTCGTTAATTGCAAAGTATTTAATGCTACAGAAACGTATTGCACAGGTATCTTCTTGGCTGAAGTTTATACCTGAGAGTTACGTAGAAAACTCTGAAGGATGCGTTGAGTTGGCGGCACGAGTACATGGTTCTGTTATTACTAATGGTACTATTACAGGCCGTATGTCACACCGCGATCCTAACATGGCACAGATACCTAGCTTGTCCTCACCCTATGGTAAAGAGTGTAGGTCTTGTTGGACAGTACCAGAGAAGTTTAAATTGGTAGGTATAGATGCAAGTGGATTAGAATTAAGAATGTTAGCACACTATCTAAACGATGAGGAGTTTACAGATGACATTATCAATGGAGATATACACACAGCTAATCAAAAAAGGGCGGGTCTTAAATCAAGAAATCAGGCAAAAACTTTCATCTATGCCTTCTTATACGGAGCTGGAGATGCTAAAATTGGAAGCGTCATTGGAGGAAGTAAAGCAGACGGTAGACGAGTTAAGCAATCTTTTCTTGCTAATTTCGGAACACTTAAGACTTTTAGAAATAGAATTACAAGAGAGGCTGAACAAAACGGGTTCATCAAGGGACTAGATGGTCGTAAGATATTTATTCGTAGCTCTCATGCCGCTCTTAATTCTTTACTACAAGGAGCAGGGGCTATCGTAATGAAACGTGCCTTGATAATACTCGATGAATTAATCCAAGAAAATAATCTTACCGCTACTTGCGTGGCTAACGTGCATGACGAGTGGCAGGTAGAAGTTCTCGAAGAAGAAGCAGAACAGTTAGGTCAGCTAGGGGTTGACGCGATACGTGCTGCTGGTGTATACTATAACCTTAACTGTCCATTGGACGGTGAATACAAGATAGGAGGTAACTGGAGTGAAACTCACTAGACAAGAACGATACAAGGCTATTGAATCTAATCCAAAAAATAGACAATACAAAGTAACCATGCTACGTAAGGCACGTAACAGGGCAAAGAAGCGAGGTATATATTTTAATATTACTCTTGATGATATACAAATTGGAGAACGATGTCCGATACTCAACACTCCATTTAGAGTCGGTTTAGATAATTGGCAGAACTCTCCAAGCCTTGACCGTATTGATAACCGCAGAGGCTACGAAAAAGGTAACGTGATTGTTGTTTGCATGATGGCAAACTCAATTAAAAATCAAGCGACACCATCGCAAATAAAAAAGGTTGCAGACTTCTATGAAAAACTCTACGAAGAAAAATCTATCGACATTAGTTGAAGACATATATCAAACTGTAACTGATATTACAGATGGTAAGCAAACAGTACCTGACGAACTTTTAAATGAGCTTGGGCAGAAGATTGCACGTACAATTAAAACGTGGTCAACTCCTCAACACCATAACAAGTTTAAATTAAGAATGTCTAATATAGGTAGACCATCACGACAGTTATACTATAGTCAGCAAGATACTAAAGAAATAAAACATCATCCATCAACACAACTTAAGTTTTTGTATGGTCACATAATGGAAGACCTATTAATTTTTTTAGTAAAACTTTCTAATCATTTGGTTACGGATGAACAGAAGGAGGTCACGGTAGATGGGGTGCTAGGCCACATGGACTGCAAGATAGATGGGGAAGTTATAGATATTAAAACTGCATCAGGCTTTGGGTTTAAAAAGTTTAAAAACAAAACACTCGCAGAAGATGACCCATTCGGATATGTTAGCCAGCTTGCAGGTTATGAACGTGCCGAAGGTACAGAGAACGGTGGCTTCCTTGCGATGAATAAAGAGTCGGGTGAACTAGCCTTATACCAACCAGAAGATTTAGACAAACCCAATATAAATAATTTAATCTTAAACATTGAGGGTGCGTTAAAAGGAGATGTTCCCCCTGCGAAATGTTACAAGCCTATTAAGTCTGGGTCAAAAGGTAATATGAAACTTCCAATGGGCTGTGTTTATTGTAACCATAAAATTGTTTGTAATAAAGATGTTAATGACGGTGAAGGCTTACGAGTATTTAAATATGCAAAAGGTTTAGAGTATATGACAAAGGTAGTATCGTTGCCAAAGGTGGAAGAAATACAACATGAAAGTTAAACAAATAAATAAAAAGGTTGATGACCTGTTAATCACTTGGTTAAAATCAATTGTGTCTGATGAGGAACAAGAGCAGATAAACTATAAAAACTATAAACAGTTTCTACCCAAGGAAGAATACATTCAAAAATTTAAAACATATTACCTATCAATGTATACTCAGAGATGGACTAAACAAAACATAAAAAAATTATTAAAACTAAACTATAAGCTGGAGGATATAACAATAAAACATTTAGAAAAATTAACAGAGATAAACCTTGCTGATAGGGCATCTATGTCATCGAGTAACCATATGTTATGAAGCGTAAGCCTAGAGTAAAGCGACCACGCAAAGAAAAAATAAAAGGATATGACAGTATTTGGGAATACATATTACATGATACATTACTTAAAGATTGGGATCACCACGCAGAGAAAGTAAACTATGTTGTAGAGCATACTTATCAACCAGACTTTACAAGGGCTTTACAAGACAAACAAATTCTGTTAGAATCTAAGGGTAGGTTCTGGGATCACGCAGAGTATTCTAAATATATCTGGGTTAAAAAACATTTACCTTCTAATGTAGAATTAGTTTTTCTTTTTGCTAACGCATCTGCACCAATGCCCGGATCTAAAATACGTAAGGACGA